ACTGTTCATTTAGTCTTTTCCATTCTTTTTTTGCCAAATTATCCCTAAGCCATAAAGGTGTTTTTTTGAGTTGTTCCGAACCTACTTGAACCATTTCTTCCTGCTGTTCTCTTTCTTCAATCTGTTGTTTTGTCAAGTGTCCTTCTTGAAGTTCCAGCGGTTTTCTAATTTTACTCATGTTATCACCTCCAACTATTTTTTCATAATTTTACCCCCTTTTGCTCTGAATTTGGCAAAAAAAGAATGGAAAAGACTAAATGAACAGTTCAAAGAACTAAAATTTATTAGCAATTTAGATTACAACAATTTAGGAACTTACTGTAATGCGTTTTCAAGTTATATTGATGTGACAAACCAATTAAAAGACGAACCCTTGACAGTTACACATATAAATAAGTTCGGTGGAGCAAACATTGTTGAAAATCCTTTAATAAAAATACAAATTAAATATTCTGAGGAGATGAAAAAGTATTCAAGTCTTTTAGGATTAACAATAGACAGTAGATTAAAAATAGCAGCTTTAAAATTAGGAGAGAAAAAGCCTGACGATAATGAATTCGGTGATTTATAATGACTTTAAAACAGGAATTAATAGATTATTCTAATGACTGTATAAATGGAAAAATAATAAGTGGTAAAAAACATAAACAAGCTTGTAAAAGATTTTTAAAAGATATTGAAAGGGAAGTAAATGACCCTTTATTTTTTTGGTCTTGGAACGAGTACGAAGCTCAAAAGATAGTGAACTGGTTTACAAATTTAAGGCACAGTAAAGGGATAATAGCAGGGCAACCGATACACTTGACAACTTGGCAAAAATTTATTGCTTGTCAATTATATGGTTGGTTAGATAGTCAAGGGAATAGAAGATTTAAAAAAGCTCTAATAATCGTTGGAAGAAAAAACGCTAAATCTCAATTGTTAGCAGGAATTTTGCTTTATGAAATTAGTTATATAAGCGTTAAATACAATGAACTTATTGAAAGCTATTGTGCCGGGATAAAAAAAAGGCAATCTAAAATAATATTCAACGAATGTAAATTAATGCTAAAAAAATCTAAATTAAAAAACAAGTTTAAATTGACAGTTGTAAAAATAGAACACATAAAAACAGGTTCTTACATTGAGCCACTTTCTAAAGAAGATGGTAAAACAGGAGATGGAGAAAACCCAAATACAACTTGTCTTGATGAATACCATTTGCACGAGGATACAGGCTTCTATGATATGCATGATACAGGAGCAAAGGCAAGAAGAAATCCTTTACTTTTAATTATTACTACAGCAGGATTTGACTTGAATAAACCATGTTATACACAAGAATATAAATATTGTTCAGATATATTAAATGAAAATATTGATATTGAAAATGATAGTTATTTTGTAGATATTTTAGAAATGGATATAGGAGATAAATTATCTATTGATAATATTTCAAAAGCAAATCCAATTGTTTGCAGTTATGAAGTTGGTGTACAAGGGATATTAGATTCTTTAAAAATAGCAAATGAAATACCCGAAAAAATGACAGCATTTTTGACAAAGACTTGTAATACTTGGTTACAAGCAAAAGATAATGGATATATGGATATGTCAAAATTAAAAAAATGTGAAGTAAAAAATATGCCATGGGAAATTTTGAAAGGTAATAGTGTTTATATAGGTTTTGATATGTCAGCGAAGATAGATTTAACAAGCGTAGCTTTTATAATTCCTTTAATGGTTGCAGGAGTAGCAAAATATTATTGTTTTTCACATTCTTTTGTTCCGAGTACTGAAAAACTACTTGAAAGGGAAAGAACAGATAAAGCCCCTTATACAGCATGGGAAAGACAAGGATTTATAACTGTAACAGATAGTCCAATTGTAGACCAAGAAAAGGTAATTACATATTTTAAAAAGTTTTGTGAAGATAAAGGTCTTATCATAAAAACGTTATGTTTTGACCCTTCAAATGCTTCAAAATTAATGATGGATTTAGCAAATCAAGGTTATGAAGTTGTAGAAGTATATCAATCACAAAAATCATTGAATGAAAGTACAGTAGGATTTAGGGAACAAATACTTTGTGAGAATGTCATATATGAGCATAATCCAGTTTTAAATTTTTCAATGGCAAATGCAATTACAAAACAATTAAATGGACTTATAAAAATAGACAAAGACGCTACAACAAAAAGGATTGACCCAGTTGACGCGATGTTAGGAGCTTTTAAATTAGCTCAATACCACGAGTTCCAATTAGATTTAAATAAATATCTTTCAGATGATTATTTGGATAGACTTTATGGAGGTTAGAATGACATTTCTAAAACTATTTATAGCTTTTTTTATATCAAGATTTATATATGATTTGATATTGCATTATTTAAAACTGTTGTATCAAAAATCAAAAGAAAATAAAATTAAAAATAAATTAAAAAAATACATAAACAAAATAAAAAATAAGAACTTATGTAATAGTTGTATATATTATAGTTTTCAACAAAATAAATGTTTATTTACAGGTGTTTATTTAACGAAAAAAATGAAAAAATGTAGTGCTTATAAAAAAGATTGTGGGTGGTCAAATGAAAAAAATTAAAAGTGCCACGGTGGCACGAATTAAAAAAATTAAAGAATTATTCAAGAAAAATAATCCCGAAATATTATTTATTTTAGGATTATTTTTTATTGTATACGCTACTTTTTTAATTAACTATGTAGCTGGATTTTATGTTGCAGGAATAAGTTTAATTTTTCTAGCTTTTATTTTTGCTAGATTGCCAACAGAAAAAAAATAGAAAGGGGGTGAAAAATTGGGATTTTTAAAAGATTTTTTTCAGATTAAAAATGAATCCGTAGGGTTCACATTATCAGACCCTATGGCAGCTCAATTTTTAGCAGGTTTAGGAATTGATACAACAAATGTATCAAGCCAAACAGAACTAAATGAAGTTACTTATTTTACTTGCATGAGCCATTTATGTAAAACTACCTCAAAAATGCCTTGGGAGAAACTCCAAAAGACAGAAAAAAAGGGAAAAGAAAAGTTATTTGATAGTGAAATTGATTATTTATTGAATTTAAGACCTAATCCTCACTATACAGCAGCAGATTTTTGGAGTTGTATGGAATTTCATAAAAATCATTATGGAAATGCTTATTCTTATATTGAAGTTTTAAATGGAAGAATAACAGGACTTTGGATATTGCCAGCTAATGAAATGCAAATTTGGAGAGATGATAAAGGGATTTTTGGAGATAAAAACTCTATTTGGTATGTATGGAGTGATAGTCAAACAGGAAAGCAATATAAATTCTTTTCAGATGAGATACTTCATTTTAAAAGTGCATTTTCTTTTCAAGGAATAGTTGGAATTTCAATAAAAGATATGCTAAAAAGCACAATTAAATCACAGTTGAGTGCTGAACAGTTCTTGCAAAAATTATATTCAAATAATATGTTCGGTGGAAAAGTAATTTTAAATTATACTGGAGATTTGGACAGCACAAAAGAAGCAAAACTTGCTGCAAAAATTGAAAGTTATTCTAGTACAGTAGGAACAGGAAAATTTATTCCTTTACCTCTTGGAATTACAGCACAAACACTTGATATGAAGCTTAGTGACGCTCAATTCTTTGATAATAATAAGATGTCAGCTTTACAAATTGCAGCAGCCTTCGGAATAAAGCCAAACGTGATTAATAACTATGATAAATCAAGTTATAGCAATTCTGAAACACAGCAATTAGATTTTTATGTCAATACGTTACAGTCAAGTTTCAATAATTATAATCAAGAAGTAACTTATAAGCTTTTAATTTTGCAGGATATAAAAAAAGGTATAAGGCTTGAAATCAATAAAAAAGTACTATTTGAAATGGATAGTAAAACAAGGGCAGAAGTTAATGCAAAAAATATTAATAATTTTGTAACGACACCAAATGAAGCTCGTGAAAGTGAAGATTTACCTTATATGGACGAAGCAGATGTACTTATCGGAAACGGTAATTTTATAAAGTTAAATCAAGTCGGAACGCAATGGGCGAAAGGAGGAAGTAAATAGTGAAGATTAATATTGAGGGTGCAATTATCCCAAACGATTATGCAATTTATTACGATTGGGCTGAAATGGACTACACAAGCCCAAACAAAGTAAAGAACATGATAAAAAATGCAGTAGCTGGGGAAGAACTTGAAGTTTATATTAATTCGGGGGGTGGTTCAGTATTCGCAGGTTTTGATATTTACACAGCATTAAAAGAATATGGAAATGTTACGGTTAAAGTAACTGGAATGGCAGGAAGTTCAGCAAGTGTCATTGCTCTTGCAGGAAAAAAAATATTAATGTCGCCACCTGCACAAATGATGATTCACAATGTAAGTGGAACTTTTCAAGGCGATTATAATGATATGCAGCTTGGAGCAGAAATTTTAAAAGGTCTTAATACTTCAATTTCTAATGTTTATAAGCTTAAAACAGGGAAAGAACATAACGAATTATTGCAGTTAATGAACAATGAAACGTATATGACAGCACAGAAAGCAATTGAACTAGGTTTTGCAGATGAAATTATGTTTGTAGATAATCAAAATATATTTAAAAACAGTTTTGATATTGGGGAAACTATTCCACAAATGCTTATAAATAAGCTTCGTAATGAATTGATGTTCAATAATATGAATAAGCCAAATTTAGAAAATCAAGCTTTGGATTTAGCAAAAGCAAAACTTAATCTAGCAATAATCAAATAATAATAAAACGTAGGAGGATTTAAAAAGATGACAAAATCACAACAAATGAGAGCACAGTTAAATGTATTAATCGCAGAATCAAAAGCCTTAGTTGACAAAGTAGGGGTAACAGCAGAGGAAATAAACAATAGGTCAGCAGAGATTGAAGCCTTAAAAGCTAAAATTGCTATGCAAGAAAATATTGAAAATCAAGAGAAATTAGACCTTGAAGCAGAAATGAAAAAAGGTGCAGGAAATCCACAAAATAAATTACTAGACCCAAAAGATGATTATGATACAGCTTTTTATAATGCACTTGCAGGAAAAAAAATAACAGCAGAGCAAGAAGCTTTACTTGTTCAAAATGCACTTTCTTCAAGCACAGGAGAAGATGGAGGGCATGCAATACCTAAAGACCAACAAACTGAAATAAAAGAATTAACAAGAGAATTTTTGCCACTTCTTGAGTATGTTAATGTTGAAACTGTTAACACACTATCTGGAAGTAGAAACATAGAAGTTGACGCAGAATATATACCTTTTGAAAAATTCACAGAAGGAAACGATGTGCAAGATACAGATACTCCTAAAATAAATAATATTACTTATACAATAGAAGATAGAGGAGGAATTTTACCAGTTCCAAATAATCTAATGTCTGATTCTACATCTTTAAAACCATATTTAAATAAGTGGTTAGCTAAAAAGAATGTAGCAACTACTAATAAATTAATTTTAGATGTTTTGGCAACACTTCCAAAAACTGCTGTTGAGGATATAGATGATATAAAAGATATTTTAGATATATCACTTGACCCAGCAATATCATTAAAATCTTTAATTTTTATGAACCAAGATTCTTATAGTAAATTCAATAAATTAAAAGATTTAGACGGAAATTATATTTTAGAAAAAGACCCACAAAACTCAGCTTTCAAAATGGTCGATGGTAGAAGAGTTGTAAAAGTTTCAAATAAAGTTTTAAAAACTGTAAGTACTACAGTAGGAGAGGTTACAACTAAAAAAGCCCCTGTTGTAATTGGAGATTTAAAAGAGCTTATTACTGTTTTTGACAGACAACAAATGTCTTTATTAGCAACAAATGTTGGTGGGGATTCATTCAAGAAAAACAGAACTGATATAAGAGCTATAATGAGATTTGACGCTAAAAAAGTTGATAGTGCAGCAGTAATTTATGGAGAAATAGTAGTTTAATAAGAAGTGCCACCGTGGCACTTTTTATTTTTTCTTTTAGGAGGACTTATGAAAAGAATTAGAAAATATTTTGGAGAGTTTTATAGTACAACAAGCAATTTTAAAAGCAAAGAAATTGCACAAGAATTAAAGTTCAGTACTAAAGATTGTATGTATATTTTATCAATTGTATCTATTATTTTTGTATCATTATTTGTACTTTGGAGGTAGATTTATTATGAGTTTTTTCGATAATATTAAAAAGATTTTCAAACCGATTATATTAGAAACTGAAATAAAATTGGAAGTTGGAGCAGAAGAACTAGGAGCAGATATTAAAGAAGCATTAGACCAAAACGAAGATAAACAACTTGGTATTGATGACATTGGAGCTTTGATTAAAAAAATCTTCAAAATAGACAGAAATCAAAATGGGAAAATTGAATTTTGGGAGTATGTAACAGCATTTTTCTATATCTACAAATTAACAATAAAAATAAAAGAAAAAAAGTAATAAAAAAAAGTTTAGGAGGTTTTAAAGTGAAGGTAAAATGCGTACAAGATTGTAATGGCACAGGTTATGAACATTTTAAAAAAGGACAGGAAAGAGAATTATCAGAAAACACAGCAAAAAAATTAATTGAATTTGGTTATGCTGAAAGTTTAGAACCTGCAAAAGACCAATATAGAGAAGCTCTTATAAATAAATTCAAAGAACTTGGACTTATAGGGGAAACTGAAAAAATGGATACAAATATTATTGAAGATTGCATTTATGATTTTAAAAATTCAAAAAACGGAAATGAAAATTATTTACCTGCTGGAGATATAAAAACAGATTTAGAAAATCCTTCTGAAATAAACACAGAAGAAACGGAAGAAGAAAAAAGAGCTAGATTAATTTCAAAAGCAGAAGAACTTGGAATAAAAGGTGTATTGTCTAATTTCAAAGATGAAACTCTTGAAAAGAAAATAGCAGAAGCAGAAGCTACAAAATAATAAAGTGCCACCGTGGCACTTTGAAAGGTTGGGAATATGGAAACATGGCAACAAACAGCATATTTGACAGATGTTTCATTTAATACTAGAAGTAATTCTGATGAATTTATAGGCGATACAGTAATTTTAAAAACTCCTGCAACTGGAAAACACTATATTGTAAAAGGCATATTGATTAATGGTAATGGAAATCAAGGTTCTTGTAGAATAACAGGGGATAGTGGAAGAGTTTTATTGACTTGTGATTTTTCTAATAGTATTAAAGAAGGAACAGGAAGTAACTTAAATATTGTTATGAATGCAAATGAAAAAATCACAATTACAACTACAGGCAGGGGAACAAATAGAACTTTTGTAGGCTTGACAATGGCTGAAATTTAAAGGGGTGGTTAATATTGCAATAGTAACAATTGAACTTGCTAAAGAAGCTCTTAAAATTGATTATGATGATGAAGATACTTTTCTTGGATTATGTATTGAAGCAGCAGAAGTACACCTCGAGGGAGCTATTGATGATTATAGTACAAAGATAGAAGATGAAAAATTCATTAAAATGGCTAAAATAGTTATTTTGATGACAGTTCAAAGTTTATTTGATAATAGAGTTTTTTCAAATGATGTTTCAAGTAGTGCAGCAAGTGAGAAAATAAAATACATTATTTCATCATTCATGGCTCAAATGAGGTGGTCTTAGTGCAATTTTCAGCAGATTTAAAAAATAAAGTAGAACTTTGGGGAATGACAGACAATAAAAATATTTTGGGAGAAACTGAAAGAACAGCAGGAAAATTAAAAGACCTTTGGTGTAAAGTAACTCCTAAAACTGGAAAAGTCAATAAAATGGGAAATACAGACGTTGAGGAAATAGAGTTTTCAGCAGTTATTAGGTGTAGAAAACTATCAATAAAAGAACCTTCTATTGATATGTTTTTCATGAAAAACGGTATCAAATATGAGGTTGTTTATTTCCTTGAAGATATGAAAAATAATTCATTCTTAGAATTTTTATGTAAAATTATTTACGAGTAGGTGGAAAAATGGCAAATGAATTTGACGCTTATGAAAGAGATTTATTAAAAATGGCTAATGATTTTAAAGGTGGAAAAGAAATTAAAAAATTTCTTAAAAAACAAGGTAGAAAATTAAGTAAAAAACAGAATGACAGGTTAAAAGCTTCATTCAATCATACCGACACTAATGCAAGTCATAACGGTTTAAAGGACAAAGTAAAAAATAAAAAAATCAAAGTTGGAAAAGTTTATAAATATGCTGGAGATTGGGCTGCAAGGTCATATAGTAGTGCTCCACACCACCATTTATTAAATGACGGCCACAGAATCCTTAAAAGAGGTAAAAACTTAAAAGAAGGAGAGAGTGAACGGAGAGGTCAAGGTGCAGAGGTTGGATTTGTTGCTGGAGAGCATTTTATGGAAAAGGCAGCAGCAGATTTTGAAGGAACACACTATGCTGATACAAAAGATTTTATTGATGAAGTTCTTAAAAAAGGTCTAACATAAGAGGTAAAAATGATTAAATATATTGATATTTTAAAGGCAGTAAATGAAAAAATACAAAGCAAATTTCCTGCAATAGAGATTTTAAGTGAGAGTGATGTTGAGGAAAAGATAGTAAGACCTTCTTTTATGACTACATTAGACAATATAAAAGCTAGTGATTTCATGACTAAAAGTATTGATAAAAATCAAACAGTTAGGATTTATTATTTTGCTACTAAAAAAGATAAAAATAAAATTGAAAATCTTAACATGATTGATTCACTTACAGAAATTTTTATTGAGAATAACTTAATTAAAATCAATGATAATTTTAACATTGAAATTTATGAAGATGTTGAATTTGATATTGTAGATAAAGTATTACATTGCTATTTTGACATTAGTTTCAATGAAGATTATGAAAGAGTTGATAATGTTGAAAATATGGAAGAAATAGAAATGAAAATGAACGAAGGAGGATTAACATGGCAGCAATAGGTACACCAAGTATTAATATTATTTTTAAAGGGCTGGGAGTTTCGGCAGTTTCAAGGGGTAAAAAAGGGGTTGCGATTCTTTTAATCAAAGATGACACAAACAAAACTTTTACTTTTGCAGAGTATAGAAGTTCAGCAGATTTGACAAGTACTGAAATAGCAAAATATACAGCTACAAACTTGCAGTATATCAAAGACGCTCTCGAAGGTACACCATTAAAGCTTATAGTAGCTAGAATGGACATAGCTGGAGTTTTAGCAGACTTATTGACAGCAGTTAGAGGGAAAGCCCCTAGGAATTGTTGGATAGGGATAGCAACAGCAGCAACAGCAGACCATGACGCATTAGTATCTTTTGTTAAAGCAGAAAATACAAACAACAAAAAAAGATATAAAGCATTAGTATTTAATGCTACTACTCCAGATCATATGCACATTGTAAATTTTGCAAATGCAAAAGTGACTTTTTCAGATTCAAGAGGACAACAAACAGGGGAAAAAGCAGTATCTTATTTACTTGGATATTTAGCTGGGCTTCCGTTAACAATGTCAGCTATTGCAAAAGTACTAGGTAAATTTTCAAATGTGGAAGAGCCAGCAGACCTAGCAGCAGCAGTAAATTTAGGAAAATTCATGTTATATAGTGAGGACGGACAAGTAAAAGTTTCAAGAGCAGTAAATTCACTTGTAACAACAGCTCAAGACGTAACGGACGACATGAAATTTATCATAATTATCGAAAGTATGGATTTAATATTTTGCGATATTTATGACACTTGGAACAATTCATTCAAAGGAAAATATAAAAACTATGCAGATAATCAATTGTTATTAGTTGGAGCTATAAAAGCATATTTTGAAGGTCTTGAGAATGATTTGATACTTGACCCTAACTATGACAATACGGCAGAAATTGACATTGAAGCACAAAGATTATTAAATATCCCTAAGTATGGCGAAGAAGTTGTTAATGGCTGGGACGACAACAAAGCTATGACAATGACTGTGGGAACTCAAGTTTTGCTTAAAGGAAGTATAAAAATATTAAATGCTACAGAAGATTTTACATTTAATATATTCATGTAAGAGGAGGATTTAATCAATGGCTAGAAATAATAAAGGCGATAAGTACTGGAAAGGTAAAGGAAAACTTTGGATTGACGGTGTTGAGTATGGGGAAGTGTACAAAGTAAAGATTGAAAAAACAAATGAATATGAGGAAGTAGACGACCCAAATGGTCATGGAAAAATCCAAGTATGGGTTGGTTTTAGTCTTGAAGGAACTATCACTATGAGAAAAAAAGGAAATGAAGATATTCTTAAAGAGTTATCAACAGAGAAAAAAGGTTTTGAATTTGATGTTATTGCAAAAGAGGAAAATAATGAAACTTTAATGTTTGAAAGCAAGCTATATAAAGATGTTACAGTTGAAAAGTTCCCACTTACAGATTATGAAAATAAAAAAATTACTGAAATTGAATTATCGGTAAAAGCAAGAGATTATGAAGTATTAGTATAAAAATATAAAACCCCTTATTCTTGAGAGTGCCACGGTGGCACTTTTTATTTTAAGGGGTTTATTTTATTAGGAGGAAAAAATGAGTAAAGCATTAGAAAACAAAACGAATTTAGAAATGTTTATATCAAAAGCACTTAAAAAGCATGAAAGTAGAGAGGAAAATTTTGATATTGAAGTGAAAGATTATGGTTTAATTAATTTCAAAAGACCTTCTTCAAATCAGCTATTAAAATACTTAGACGAAGTTTCCAATTGTGTCGGAACAGGAGAAAACGCAAGAGTTGATTTGATTGGAATTACAGAAGCCAGCAAAGATTTAGTTTATAATTGTTGTTTATTTCTTCAAAGTTCAGAATTAAGAGAAAAATTAGGAATTAAAGACCCTTTAGAAACTCCAATAATTATTTTTGGAATTGAAGAAACAAATAGACTTGCAGCAGAAATTTCAGATAAAGCAGAAGGAAGTAAAATATCTGTAGAGGTTTCAGAAGAAATAAAAAACTAATAGACCAAGAAGGCTGGTTTAATTGCGTAGCCTTTTTGGTCTGTAGAGGACATGATTTAAGCAAATTATTAAATGCTAGTCATGTTGAAAAGTTTTTTTATATTCATGCAAAAAATAAGTTTGAAGAAGAAGAAGCCAAAAGATTTGGAGGTGGATAATGAGTAGAACAATCGCAACGATTATATCCTTACGTGACCAGTTCACAGCTCCTGCAAGGAGAATTGCAGAAAGTACAAGGGGAGTTAATCGAGAAGTACAAAGAACTATTAATCAAGTTAAAAAATTTAGTGAAAGCGTGAAAAATACTACTTCAAATGTAGTCAAAAATTTTGCTAAATGGGGAGGAGCAGCAGCAGGAATAGCTGCAGGATTTGTCGCCAAAACTTCACTTACGGAAGCAATGGATTTAGAAGGGTTTAGGCTTACACTTGAAACAGTAATGAAAGATAGTAAAAAAGCTAAAGAACTTTTAAGCTGGGGGAGTGATTTTGCAAACGCCACGCCTTTTGAAACAAAAGAAATCACAGAAGGTATAGTGAAATTACAAAGTTATGGCTTAACAGCTAAAGAAGTATTACCTTCAATTGGGGATATGGCTTCCGTAATGGGAAAATCATTAGACCAAGCCGTGGAAGCAATTGCAGATGGACAGACAGGATCATTAGAAAGGCTTAAAGAGTTCGGAATAAGTAAAGATATGATTATAAAACAAGCTGAAAAGTTAAGGCTTGGATTAGTAGTTAATAAAAAAGGTCAAATAACAGACCAAGAAAAATTCAATAAAGCAATGTTTAGCTTGATGAATGATAAATTTGCAGGTGGTATGGCTAAACAAGCTGGAACTATGAAAGGAATTTGGAGTACTATTACAGGAGTTTCAAAGTCAGCTCTTGCAAATATTATGGGTATCACAAAAGACGGAAGCATTAAACAGGGTTCTATCTATGAGCAATTAAAATCAAAAATTTTAGTAGTCGGTGACGCACTTACGAAATGGAGTTCAGATGGAACTATTGACAGAATCGCTACACAAGTTACAGCAGCAGTAGCAAAAATGGTAGCTATAATCAAAGAAATAATTATAAGAATTACAGAAGTTTATAATTTTTTCAAAAATAATTGGAGTACTATAGTTCCAATAGTAAGCACAGTTGTAACAGCATTTTTAGCATATAAAGCAATTACAATCGCCCAAACTGTATATACCAAGGCTTTTGCTATTGCAGAAACTATAAAAGCTGGAGTTTTGGCAACAGGAGCAATAAAAGTTAATGCTATGACAATAGCTCAATGGGCATGGAATGCTGCAATGAAAGCAAACCCAATTGGTGTTGTTATCGGTGTAATTACTCTTTTGGTTGCAGGGCTAGTATTAGCTTATAATAAATCAGAAACTTTTAGGAACATTGTGCAAGGTTTATGGGATAAATTAAAAGGATTTAGTTCTTTTGTACTAACTATTCCCGAAATGGTAAAAGGTATATGGGACGGATTTATCTCAAAAACACAAGCATTATGGGATAAAATAACAAGCTTAGTAAGTCCATTAAAGGACGCTGCAGGCTGGGTTGGTAAATTATTTGGTGGTGGCGATAAAAATATAAAAGTAACTACAACAAATACTACAAAAACCGTAACAGGTAAAAAGCCTTTACAAATGTATGCAAAAGGTGGAATAGCTACAAAAGCTAGTATTTTTGGAGAAGCTGGTGCAGAAATTGCAATTCCTTTGAATAATTCTCAAAGGTCAAAAGATTTATTGGCACAAGCAAATGGAATTATTAATAAAAATGGTAATACTAAAGGAAATTTACAAAATATAAATGTTGATAAAAAAAGTTCTTTAACACAGCTTAATAATTCAACTAATAATACAAATAGTTCAACTAATAATACAACTAATAATTCAATTAATAATCAAAATTCAAATTTAAACACAACTAAAAATAATACAATTTCAAATAATTCTACTACTCAAAAAACTGTTAATTCTAATAAAAAAGAAAGTAAAATTGAAGTTGTTATCCAAGGAGATGTTTACGGATTTGATGATTTCAAAGAAAAAGTTTCAAAAGCTATTGTTGAAATCATAAATCAAATCGGAGGAAATATGGTGGTTACAGAATGAATATAACAGTAAGTGCAAATAATAATAAAGAAATCCTTGAATTTCCTATTATTCCAAGAGATACAAATTTAAACAATCCAAGTAAAAACGAAGAGTTTCAGACTATTAACGCTGGAACTCTTAATTTATTAGGAGATAAAGGTCTTAGAAGTTTAAGTATTAGCTCAATATTTCCAAAAAACAAAGAAACATGGGCGAAAGCTGGAAGCGTAGAAGGTATAAAATACGTGGATTTTTTTAATAAATGGCAAGGTAAAAATGTTCCGATTAGGATTGTAATGAGCCTTGAAAGTGGAAAAGAATTAGTGAATATGTTATGCAGTATAGAGAATTTTACTTATAACTTCAATTCAGTTGAAAACATAAAATATACTCTTGATTTGAAAGAATATGGTGTTTAACATGGATAATTATACTCTAATATTAGCTAAAGACGATACAAAAACAAGGGATATAACAAAACTTATAGGAAATCTTTCCTGGAGCGATAATGTTGACACTTTAGGAACTCAATTAAGTTTTGATTCAGCAAGAAACAGAGATGATAAAAATTTAAAAGACTATATCAAAATTGGGGATAAAATAATACTTTCAAATAATTCAAAAGAAGTATTTAGGGGAATTATTACAGACCTTGACTGGAGTAGGTACGGTAAAAGCGTAACAGCTTTTGATTATGCGTTTTATCTTAATCAAAGTAAAACAGTAAAGCAATTTAAAAAAATTGCTGCAAGTGAAGCCATAACGCAATTATGCAAAGTTTTTAATATGCCAATTGGTAGTATTACAAAAATCAATACTAAAATTTCTAAAATATATAAAGATAAAACTATTGCAGAAATTATAAAAGATATTCTTACACAAGCAGAAAAAGAGCTTGGTTATAAATTCAGACTTGAAACACGAGAAGGAAAGCTCTATATAGAAAAATATACAGATTTAATAGTTAATGCTACTTTTCAGCCTTATGAAAATGCTAAGAGTATTGATGTACTTACAGCAATTGGAAATATAAGCAAAAAAGAATCAATACAAAATATGAGAAATAGTATTTTAATAACATCTGATGATGAAAAAGATAGTAGCATAAAAGTAACAAAAGATGACCCTGTAAACATAAAACTTTATGGATTATTACAAGAAGTTTCAACAGAGCAGGGAAAAAATAAATCAGAAACTGAAAATATCGCTAAAAATAAACTTAAAGAGCTTAACAGGGTTCAAACTGATATAACTCTTGATTTATTAGGAAATGATATTTTGAGGTCAGGCCGAATAATTAATTTAACAAATTCAACTTTCGATATAACAGGAAAATTTATCATTCAATCTTCTAATCATACTTATGATAATAAGATTCATAAAACAACTATTGTGATTAAAGAGGAGGTTTAAATGAGTGATTATCAAGTTCAACTTGCAAAAGAATTTAAAAAAAGAGAAAATAAAAATTTAATCGGAAATATTTTAGGAAAAGTTATAAAAGAATCTCCAAATCTTGAAATATCAATTTTGGACGGTCAAGTAATTTTAGATTCAGATAATTTATATATTAATGAAATATTACTTGATGATTATGAAAGAACTTTTGAAATTGAAGGAACAATGACTTTAAATTCAAAAACAGAACTTGCCAAAGCTGGAGTTACTGGACAAGCTACAGAAAATCCACTTGGACACCAACACGATATAAAATTAAATGACAATTCATTCACTAGCGAAGGAACTATTAAATTTGTAGACACTTTGAAAAAAGGGGATTTAGTAAAATTAAGTCCAACTATTGATGAACAAATTTGGTTTTTAGATTACAAAGTAAGGAAGGTGTAATATGTTACCCAGCTTAGATTTAGACAATATAATATCTTCTATTAATGCTCAAAGTACAAGTGAAACAGTATCAAAAAACATTGGAACAGTTTTTATGATGACTTTCAATGAAGAAAATGAAGCAAGAGTGGTTATTGAAAACGGTAAAGTAAAAATTGCTGAAACTATTGAAGAAAAAATTCAAATGTTTATTCAAGTACTTCTTAGAACTGAATTAGACAAATTTAAAATTTATGAAGACACAGATTTTGGAATGACTTATTTTAATTTCAAAGGTATCAAAGTTTCACAAGGATTTATTTTATCAGAACTTAAAAGAGAATTGAAAGATAATCTAAAAAAAATAAGCTTAGTTGATTCAGTTAATCCAGTTGATAATTTTGAAGCTGTATTAAGTAGCACAAAATTAGAAGTATCTTTCAATGTTAATTTAGCAGATAGTTCAACTATTGCAATATCAGAGGTGGTGTGAAATTGACCGAAAAAGAACAAATAATTTTTGATAGACAAAAGAGCAATTTACCAAGTGAATATGAAAAAGATACAGCAGGTTTTTTAACTTATGAAATTATAAAAGTCAATGCAATCGAACTAGCAATTCAAGAAACATATACAGAAGCATTACAAAGTAAATTAAATCCTGAAAATATGACCTTAGAAGAGTTAATGATTGAAGCAAGAACTAGAAGAGGAATTATAAGAAAAGAAGCAACTCCAGCACAAGTAGTTTTGACCGTGACAGGTCAAGGAACAGTTAACGAAGGGGATTTATTTTCTACACTTAATAAAGTACTTTTTAAAGCAAATGAAACAATAGTTATAAATTTGATTGGAACTGTAAAAGCTGAATGCTTAGAAGCTGGAACTATTGGAATGGTAGGAACTGAAAGTATTATACAAATTCCAGTAACTCTTGAAGGTATAACAGGAGTTACAAATTTGGAAGCCAGCTATGATGGTTTTGAAGCTGAAAGCCGTGAGAGTTTACTTGAAAGATACCTTGATGATGTAAGAAAGCCAGCGACAAGTAATAATATTTATCATTTTGAAAAATGGGCTAGGGAAGTCGCAGGAGTTGGTAGGGCTAAAGTTTTCCCAACTTGGAACGGAAATAATAGTGTGAAAGTAGTTATTTTGAATGATAATATGCTTCCTGCTTCTGTTAATTTAGTTTCAGATACACAGACTTACATTGACCCGATTGACGTTTCAAAATGGGGTAAAGGATACGGACAAGCAGCCCTTGGAAGTTATTGCACAATAGCAGCAGGAACACAAAAAACTTGTAATGTAGTCGCAACTATCACAAAATCAGCTAATTATACTACTGAACAAATTAGACTTGCTATTGTCGAAGCTATTACAAAATATTTTCAAGAAATTGCTTTTCATGAAACAATAAATTATGTTTCTTATGCCAAAATTTCAGCTATTATAGTTAATATTGAAGGAGTTTTGGACGTTAGCAGTCTAACGCTGAATGGAACTACAGCAAACATTATATTAGCAAGTGAAGAGGTTGCAGTTTTAGGAAGTGTTACTATATGAGAAAAGATGATTTAATCAAAAATTTCAATAAGATTTTGCTAAAAGATCCTTATATTTTGAATTTGTGTAATATGTTAGGAATTGAATTAGATAGTTTGGAAGAATTAGGTGCAAAAATCGTGAGAAATACTTTTTTTGATTCTTTAGATGAAGATTTAGGGATTCCAATTTATGCAAAAACACTTGATATAACTTTCAGAGAAGGTTTAACTACAGAGGAAAAAAACTCAATAATTCAAGCAAAATGGAAATCAAAAGGAAAATGTGACGCAGACTTAATACAATCTGTTTGCAATTCATGGAAAGCTGGAGAGGTTTCAGTAGACTTTGTAAATAGTCTTATAAGGATTGGATTTAAGAGTTTAGCTGGTATCCCTTCCGATGTTGACGCATTAAAAAAAGCTTTAGATAAAGTAAAACCAGCCTATTTATTAGTTGATTATATTTTCAATTATCTTTATTGGGATTTATGGGATAGTTGGAATATGACTTGGGATTATGTAGATAGTAAAAATTTAACTTGGGACAACTATGAAATAACAATAGTAAAACCATAAAGGAGATGAAAAATTGCCAAGTACAAATAAAACAGCAAATTATTTATTAAATCAGTATGTTGGTGGAGATTCTGAAAAAAGAGTTGATTATAATTCAGATATGTCAAAAATAGATTTAGCTTTAAAAGGTTTAGAGGACGGTAAAATACAAAAATCTCTAATAACAGCAGCAAATGATTTTTTAGTCGGAAGTGGTGCAAGTACAGCAGTTAAAAAGACTTTAGCAGAAACAAAAACAATTCTTGGAATTAATGCAGCTACTACAGCAGCAACAGGAGTTGTGCAATTAGCTACAGCAGCAGAAGTCACGACAGGAACGGACGCAGCAAAGGTAGTTACTCCAGCAACAGCCAAAGTTGAACTTGATAAAAAAGTCAATCTTTCACTTTTTACAGCAGCAAATGATTTTTTAGTCGGAAGTGGTGCAAGTACAGCAGTTAAAAAGACAGTAGCAGAGATTAAAACTATATTATCATTAGATTTATTATCAAATTATATAAATCAAAATGAATTTAAAAAGTTTTTTACATTGCCAGCATTTAGTACAAGTATAGCTAACCAAAAAGTTAAAATTAGTTTTCCTGTAACAGCTTCTAATTCTTTTGCAGGTATTATTAAAGTCAGAATAGGTGGAGATTATGCGTCTACAAATCAAGCTGGAATATTAGAAAAAACAAGCTCAATTCTTGCGGACGGTTCAACAATAACACAACAAAGCTCATATACTTCTATTGAAAATTTGGGAGCTAATGAATTTAGGATTTCAGATTGGTCGCAAAATGGTACAAATATTGAATGTTATATTGAAAAATCAGTTACTTATGCAGATATGTACAGAGGTTTTGTTGAGGTAGAAGCTATATGCACAACTCAAAGTTTAATTGCTATTGCACAAGTTAGCTTAGGAAGTATTTACGTTTCAGATTTAACAGTTTTGCCAGTTCCAGTTTTGCAATCAAGAGGAAAAGAAATAGACTTGATAGGCAGAATTGATTATATACCATTTTCAACAGTACCTTACGGTTATTTGAAATGTAATGGTGCAACAGTTTCAAGGACAACTTATTCCAATTTGTTTGCAAAAATAGGCACAATTTACGGAGGTGGCGATGGTTCTACTACATTCAATCTACCAGACTTAAGAGGTGTATTTGTAAGAGGGCTTGATGAAAGTAGGGGACTTGATAGTGGAAGAACACTTGGAAGTTATCAAGATGATGAATTAAAGGCACATGCACATGGAATGATTAAATCTAATTTAAATAATGGAAATGACACAACTACTTCTGGACTTGGGCAGACAGCTTCTGGGGCAATAGCATATACCCAAATTAGTGGTGGGGCAGAAACAAGACCAAAAAATATTGCATTAATGGCAATTATAAAATACTAAGGGGGTAATAAATGAAAGTTTTTAATTTTGATGAAAATTGTTATTTAATAGGAATTACAGAACTAGACGATTCAGACAAATGCCAAATAACAGGTGATTGGCTAATTCCTGGAAACTCAACAGAAAAAGAGCCAATTATAAAAGAAGGTTATCTAACAAAATTTGATGGTACGGATTGGATAAATGAAAGAATACTTACTACAGAAGAGAAAAAAATCAATGGAGATTTATCACTTGAAGATGGAGAAATTATCTCAGATAACCAACTAACCAAAGTTGAAAAACCTAGCGATTATCATGTGTGGAATAGTTCAGAGTGGGTTTACAGTTCAGAGCTTAGAAAATCAGAAATATATACTGAATTAGATAGTATAGATACCCAAACCGTAAGACCTCTTAGAGCAATTCTAAGCGGATTAGGTACCGATTGGGATAAAGCTAAATTAGCTGAACTAGAAACGCAAGCTAAAAAATTAAGAACAGAATTAGCAAGTTTATAGAGAGTGCTTATACACTCTTTTTTATGCTTAATACTAGAAAGGGGAAAGAATGGATTGCGGGAAATGCCAATTAGAACACACATTCAGACTTGAGAAATCGGAAGAAGATGTCGAAAAGTTGAAAGATATAACAATAGAGCTACAACTACAAGCTAAAGAGTTCGAGAGTTCTACAAAGTCAGCTCACAAAAGACTGAATGAAATCGGGGAGCAAACTTTAGCAATATATAAGCTAGGTGTGGCAGTTGAAAGCATGGCAGAGCAATTTAAAGACTTTTCAACTAATTTTAAAGACCACGAGGACAGAATTGACACTCTTGAAAGAGAGCCAGGGAAAGAAGCGCACGAAAGAGAAAAACAAGTTAAAAATTATATTTTAATCGCTATAGTTGGGGCAGTTATGGGAGCCGTATTTATGAAACTAGGAGTAAAACTATGAGAGAAAAACTTATGAAATTATTAGAAATTAAAAGCATTATAACTCTAATAATTATATTTGTTTTTGCAGTTTTAGCACTTCAAGGAAAACTTGAAAGGGAAACTGTAACAGGTATTATTATTTTAGTTCTTAATAATTATTTCAATTATCAGCATGGGAAAAATACTAATGAAAAAATAGAAAAATAGAAAAGTGCCACCGTGGCACTTTTTTTTATTACAAAAAATAAAATTTTAGGAGTGATTTCATGTTACCAATTACAAAAAAAAACTCAAAATTCAATCATTCAGATGATAACAATATAAAATATATTGTTATTCATGATACTGGAAATACTACAGATTCAGCAGAAGCAAACGCAAATTATTTTTCAGTTGACGGAAGAAATGCTTCAGCCCATTATTTTGTAGATAATGATTCAATTGTCCAAGTAGTAGAGGATTTAAATGCAGCTTGGCACGTTGGAGATAATAAAGGCACTAAGATTATAACAAATCACAATTCAATAGGGATTGAAATGTGCAGAGTTAATGGAACTGTTACACCTATCACAGAAGCAAATACAATTGAGCTTGTTAAGTCATTAATGAAAAAATACAATATACCACTAGAAAGCATTGTAAGACATTTTGACGCTTCGGGTAAGAATTGCCCTGCTAGTTTTAGCTTAAACGATTGGGCTAGGTGGAAAGCTTTTAAGGCGAAGCTTGTAGAAGTTCCAAAGGTAAATTCTATTTACAAAGTTCAAGTAGGAGCTTTTAAAGATGAAGCAAATGCAAAAGCATTAATTGAAAAACTTAAAAAAGCAGGATTTGAAGGAACTATAATAAAAGTTTAATAGTTAAAATTAAAAGTGCCAGCAATGGCACTTTTTTTATATTTCCTATGCACTTTTTTTAAGTATATTAAACAAGTCTTTTTTTGAAATTGAACCCTTTATTTTTACTGATAGTCTATGTAGCCCCTCGCCTCCACCAACCTTATCAGTAATATTAAAATAGACTTCCACTTTTTTGTCAAAAACTATAATTTTTTCAACAAAGGTTTCTATTATCTTTCTTTTAATTTTTGTGTCATTGTCTTTTAAAGTATCTCGTGAGAGCTTCAAGAATGCCACAAAAGCGTTTTTGTCTATCTTCCCAACAAAAGACACGTCTAACTTAAACAAACGTTCAGAAATGCCGTTTAAATCGTTTTTAAGAGTGTTTATCTTTTCAGATATAGCACTTTTTTCAATATCTCCATCAAGGTATAAATCAAAGAGTTTATCAATTTTAATTTGAGTTTGTTTTTTAGCTTCTTCAAGCCTGCTTTTTTCTTCTATTTGTCCACTCATTTCAATCTTAGTATATTTAATCATTTTTTCGGCAATCTCATTTATTGCATTATCTGAAAAAACTTTATTTTGCAATTCTTCAATTACATAACTTTCTATAAGTTCTTGCCTAATATCTTTATTTTTACAGGTCTTTTTATTTATTTTAGTGCTGCAAGTATATATATTATATCTTTTGTTATTCCTTCCAGCAGCAGTACTATTTCCTACAAAAGCCCCTCCACATTCTCCACACTTTATATATCCTGTTAACATGAAATAGTTTTTTTGATTTACCCTTGGTTTTGGCTTATGTAAACTAAGTTTATGTTGAACCTTTTGAAAAGTTTCTTGGTCTATAATTTGAGGGATTCCATTTTCTATTTTTATTTCATTTTCCTTGCCTTTAGCAAATATAAAAAGCCCTGTATATTTTTCATTAGTTAAAATTTTACGAATAGAATTTTTACCAAATGGCACGCCTTTTTTTGTCTTAAATCCTAATGCATTCAATTCTTTTGAAATTCCTATATAACCAAAATTTTCTAAGTATAATTTAAAAATATTTCTCACTATTTCAGATTCATTTTCATTTATTATATAAGTTTTATCTTTTGCAACATCATAGCCAGTCGGAGCAGTTCCTCCATTGTGTTTACATTGTAGAGCAGTTTCCTTCATTCCTTTTTTTACTTCTCTAGCCAAATTTTTAGAGTAATACTCGGCCATGGTTTCAAGTATTCCAGTTAAAATTAAATTTTCTGGAGTATCTTCGTTTGGCTCTAAAACTGATATTAATTTTGTGCCGTTGTTTTCTAATTTTTTTCTATAAAAAGCACTATCATAACGATTACGTGCAAATCTATCTAATTTATGAACTATTACATAATCGGGTTTATATATTAACATTTCATCAAACATTAATAAAAAATTAGTTCGGTTGTCAGTTCTAGCTGATTGAGCTTCATCATAATATTTTTTTATTATTTGAATATCTTCTTTAATGCAAAATTCCTCTATTGCCCTGTTTTGAGCTTCGATTGATAAGAAATTTTGATTGTCACTTGAATACCTACAATATATAAAAGCCTTCATTTTAAAACCTCATTCTTATTTATTAATTACATTATATATTAAATTGTTGCTCATTGCAACACTAATAGAATCAATAGTTCATAAAATATAATGTAAAAACTTGTAAAAAAAGTAAAATAATTGTTGCAATTTGTAGAAAAATGTAATATACTTATTATATAAGAAGTTGCGTAAAGCGACACAAATAAAACTGGCGGTAATGAAAATGGAAAAAGAATACAAAAGTTTTGAAGAGTTTAAAGAAGATTATAACAAAAGAGCAAGAATTGAAAATCCAATATGGGAAGAAGTAAAAACAGAAATTGAAACAGCTAATAAAGAACTTTTGACAAGTGGTAAGGATTGGGCTAGATACCAAATATGTTATGAGTTAAAGGGTTGGGAAACTAAAAGTGAAAATCCACAATGCTTCATATTTACCTGTGAAGAAGATTATAAAGTTGATGAAAATGGAAATTTTGAAGAGTGTACAAAACAAGTGATTGAATATATGGGAGAGTAATTTAATTCTTTAATGCTTCTCCTGCTGGGGGAGGTATTAAGCAATTAAATAAAAAGGAGTGGTTAAGATGAAAAAAAGAGCTTTATTAATTAACGATAAAAAAGACGAGTGTTTTATCTCTTATGAAACAAAAGATATGTATTTTAAAGTATCTTATAATTTTTTTATATCAGGGTATGACCCTGCAAATTCTTTAACTAAAAAGTTAAAAAATATTGAAGAATTAGAAGATTGGTTTCAATTCTTTTTAAAAAGTGAACAAGAGCAAGGGTTTGTTTTAAAAGAAATTAAAGAAAATTAGTTTAATTCTTTAATGCTGGGCTTACACAAGCTCGGTATTAAGTAATTAAATAGCCTAATTGGCTTTAAACTGGAGGTTACACAATGAATATCAATGTTTCTGAAATTTATCAAGAAGAGTTAAAAAAATTAGAGAATGAGGATTTTGTAAGACAGCAAATAAGAAAAGGGCTTGAAGAAACTTTAAACAAATCAATAAAAAATTCGTTAGAAAGTTGGGATTTTAGAAAAATTATTGAAAAGAAATTTATTGAAACAGCAGGCGAAGAGGTAAAAAATATTACTTTTAAGGGATACGGAGAGTTTTTTAAAGAACAAATTATAAATGTTATGGATTGTATAGAAAAGAATGAATTACAAAATTTGGTATATGAAAGTACAAAAGAATTTTTTGAAACAGAACAGGAAATACAGTTAGTGGACTTAATAGAAAATTTTAGAAAAAGTAATATGAATGATGATGAAGATGACTATGATAAACATTTCTTTTTAGAAATTGATAATGAATTTCATGCTTGGGCGTCTATTTACATAGATGAAGATAGTGGAGTATATAGTAAATATAATGCTAAATATATATTTAGAATATGTAAAAAAACAAATAAATTATTAGATTTAAAAATTGAAAGCAAAGAAGTTAAAGGACTATTTAGGTTAGGAATAATGGATTCTTTTGAAAAAAGACTTTTAAAAGCATATTTCAATAAAACAAACATTATCGGTTTAGAGATTTACGAAGATGATTGCAATACTAGATTATCAAATGCAGATTATTAATTCTTTAATGCTGGGCTTACACAAGCTCGGTATTAAGTAATTAAATTAAACAGGGGGTAATGAAAATGTCTTTTAAAGATGAAATTTTACATGATTTAAAAAAAGGTAAATTATTTGAGTTTATAACAATGACTGATGATGAAAAAATTAGTTTATACGAAGTGCCAAACGAAATTGAAATACATTCAAAAAATTATAGTGATAAAGAACAATATAGAAAAGAATGTATAAAATTTGTAGAAAATCACAAACATTTTTTAGGTAATGGAAAATGGATTTAATTATTTAATGCTTCTCTCAAGTGAGGGAGGTATTAAGTAATTAAATTTAACAGGGGGTAAAAATGGTACTACTAAATAATAAAGAACTTTTAAAGTTAGCATTAGCTGAAAGAATATATTATTTCAGAGCTATGAAGCAAGAGATTAAAAACCTTACAGGAGAAAAACAAGCAAAACTTATAAATAAACAATTTAAACAAATGAAATTATGTAAAAATAAATAAAAAATTTATGGGGGTATGCACAATGGGGAAAAGAAAAACAACAGTAAAATCAAATTGGTGGTTTATTCAAATGGATTTAAGAGTTCTTATGCATAAGTACGGTAAAAACTGTACTTTTGAAGAATTAAAAAAATTAGGAGCATTATAATAAATGTGTAAAAGTTTTCAAAAAGATGTTGCTTTTAGTAACTAAATAGATTAAAATGTTTCTAAAGGTCAACTTTTGTAATAAGTTGCTCTATAACAAGGAGGTACTGTGAGGAAAGAAAGATTAATTGCAGCTAGAAAAGAAAAAAAGTTGTCACAAGACCAAGTGGCAAAAGAACTTGGAATCAATAGAAGTACTTATGCTTGTTACGAGATAGGTCATAGAGAACCTTCTATTTTGAATTTGAAAAAAATATCAAAATACTTCAATAGGAGTATTGAAGAATTATTTTAAGGGGAAATTTATGAGAACTTTTGAAAATTTTTACACAAAAAAAGATATAAACTTTAATAGTTTAGCTTTAGATTTTGCAAATTTTTTTTTAATTGAAAAGTGTCTTAAAGACACAAAACAAGATGAAAAGTTTCAAAATAATATAAAAGAAAGGAGTATACATGAATCATAGTTTTAATGTTACAGCAGCTAAATTATATGGCGTTGAAAATGCCATAATAATTGAAAATTTGTACTTTTGGATAGAAAAAAATGAAGCCAATGAAAAACATTTTTATGAAGGAGATTACTGGACTTATAATTCTGTTAAAGCTTTTACAAAATTATTTCCTTACTGGACACCAAGACAAATAGAGAGAATTTTAAAAAGTCTTGAAGAAAAAGGAGCAGTTAAAACTGGAAATTTTAACAAGCTTTCTTATGACCGTACAAAATGGTATGCACTAACCAAAACGGTGAAATGCATTTACGCAAACGGTGAAATGGATTTAACGGGAACGTTAAATGGAAATACGCAAACCGTGGAACCAATACCAGATATAAACACAGATATAAACACAGATATAAATATATATATATATGTTTATAACTATTATTTAACAAAACCAAATTTAATAAAGCATAAAGAATTAACTATACCAATACGAAAAGCAATTGATAAAGCTATTAAGACCTATAAATTAGACTTAAAGTATTTATTAAGAATTATAGACCGTCACAGTAAGAAGGTTGAAGCTACAAAAAATAAAGGAGATTACAAAATAAAAATTAGACCTTTATCAGAGCTTTTCGGACAAAAGAAAAAAGATAGCGAAGATTTAATTTGTGCTGATTATTTAGATGAAGTTTATAAAGAAGTTGCTCCAGTAGTAGAACCTCAAAAAATAGGAAATTATGAAGAAACAAAACATGATACAAGTTTTAATGATGTTTTAGAAGAGGTGTAAATTGAAAAAAGAGTTTTATTTTAAAGCAAAAGAAAAATGTATTTGCGAAAAATGTGGAATAGAATATATTGAAATTCCTAGTTTTATGAGTTTTTTAACTCGTGATAGAGGGAGCGACAAAATAATTTATTTCTATATGCCAAACTGTAATTGTTATGCTGATAAAGTTGAGGAAGAAAAAAACAAAGAAATTAGTTTAACAATTGAAAAAACAATAGAAGAAAACAGATTGAAAGCCATGGGAAATTTTAATAAAAAATATAAAGAAATTTCAGTAATAGATACAAAGTTTGAAAAAGCAAAATTTTCAGATATTGAAACAATGGATAAATACGAGAATACAATGTTTAAGTACGCAAAAGTTTTTCTTATAAAAGATGAAGCTCAAGGGGTTTTGTTGCATGGGAATGCAGGAACAGGGAAAACAACTTTAATGGCTTTTGTTACTAATTATTTAATCGAAAATAAAAAAACTGTATTAGTTATGAGTTTAAAGCAGTATTTAAACAAGCTCAAAATCGATTTAAACGAAGCTCCAAAGGTTGAGGAAGAAATACTAAAAGCAGTTAGAGAAGTTGATTTATTGTGTTTAGATGACCTAGGAACTGAAAAATATAGTGAATGGGTTGAGGAAAAACTATTCAGTTTGATTGATACTAGATACAGAGCAGAAAAAAGCATGATAATTACTACAAATTTAAATTTTTCAATAGATAAAAGCCAATGTGAATTTATAAAAAACTTTGATAGTAAAGGACGTATTAGGGATAGGATAATTGAAATGTGTTATCCAATTGCAGTAATAGGGGAAAGTAGAAGGAAAATAGATAAGGATAAATTCAGAAATTTTTTAGCTTAATTGTGTCATAAAGACACTTATAATTTTAAAAGTGTCAGCGTTGGCACTTTATAAAAATAGGGAGTTGTTCAAATGGTCGAACAGGTTTTAAAGAATTACAAAAAGATTAGAAACAAAGAAAAGTCTTTAATAGTTTGTGCTAACGCTGAAATAGAAACTTTAAAAGCGATTTCTTATAATGGTATAGGCGAAGGAAAACGTTCATGTAAATACATAACAGGAAATGCAGCTTTAGAATTATCAATTATAAAAAAAGAAGAATTGCTTCAAAAAGCAGCAGAAACGAAAAAAATTGCAGACCAAATACTTTCAGAAATTGCAGAATTAAAGCAGGAAAAAAACGGAGATGAATTATTTGGAGTTATCAATTTAGGTTACATTGAAAATAAAACCAATAATCAAATACAAGAAGAACTTAATCTTTCAAGTGCTACAATGCACAGAAGAAGAAAAGAAGCTTTAGAGCTTCTTAATGAAAAAGGGCTTTGGGCTTTATTTTATAAGTTAGATTTATAAAAAATAATTTAGGAGGATATATGGACGATAAAGATATTTTAAAAATTATGCTGCAAAAAAAAGAATGCAAAACTGTAGTTGAAAAAGGTGAAAAATTTTTAATTTACGGAGAACTAAGAATGAAATATGATAGTTTAGAAGTTAAAAAAGAAAAAGTTTATTTATTTTATAAACAAATTAATACAGCAGTTATAAAATGAAGATTCTTTAAAAAATGGAGGTTTACAGTTGGGAAAACAAGAAAAAATAAAACATAAATTGTTGAAAATAAGAAATATGATTGATGATGATTCTTTAACTTTAGAAGAAAGAGCTGGGAAGAAAGGTATATTGAATTAAAAGAACAATATAAAATTGAAGAAAATGAATTAAAAGAGCTAGAAATACTAATGTTCAGATTAATACCTAAAAATGAATATGAAAAAATATTAATGCACCGTATTATGAGTTCGTATGGACTAAAATATTATTATGGTTCTCAAAAAAGAGAAAATAAGTATAGCTTTAGAATAAAATGTACTCAAGATACTTATGATTTAATTATTAGTGATTTTAAATATTATAACTATCATTTAAGTTTAGTGTTAAAAGCTTCTGTTTTTAAGTTTGGAAATGAGCATATTAAAGTTTATGAAGAAAAACAGGAAGAAGAGCAGCAAAAAGAATATACAAAAGAAGAATTAGAAATTTTGGAATTAATGATGGGAATGGACAGTATTTCTAATATGAAATTAAGTAAAAACAAATCTTTAACTAATAATAATAAATAAACTTCTTTTGATATTAGCACTTGAACGGAACAGGTGTTGATACTTTAAATAAAGCTTTACTGATTAAAAAAATGTTGGAATATCTGTAATTTTATCGCTTATGTTTAGTTTAAAATGAAATATCTCAAAGGGTTTATAGGGCTACTGGTATGCCTTATAAGCCCTTAAAAAATGGAGGTTTACAGTTGGAAAATATTGAAAAAGCAGCAATAGAGTTTGGAAAATTTATGACAGAACAAATTTTTAAATTAGAATTTGAAGAACTTCAAGAAATAACAAAAAAAATTATAAAAAGAACAGATAAAAAATTAAATAAAGAATTTAAAATTGGGGATAAAGTAAAAATTTTAGCTAATGGATATAATAATTTAAATAATTTAACTGGAAAAATAGGAGTAATAATATTTGTAGTAGACAGTACAATCGGAATATATTTAGAAAATATTGCTGTAATTCAACATAAAGATTATATTAAAAAAGTTGAGGACAAGCAACATGAAGAGCCTTTTGAACTTGAAGTTGGTAGAAAATTTAAAGCATTAGGATTAGAAGAAATATTAAAAGTTGAAAGCATAAATATAAATCCTAATTTTAAAGATGAAAAAATATATCTTTCAAATGGTATTGCTTATTATAAAAATCATATTGATTGGGAAGAAACAAAAAATCTCAATGTACAAACTACAAAATATAAAAGTGGCGATAGAGTAAAAATTATAAAAAGTGATATACGAAGATATAGAGGAGCTCTAGGAATTATTGACTACCCTTGCAAAAACTCAATATACTCAATAACTTTAGAAAACGGAGAAATAGTAGATTTCAATGAAAATCAATTAGAACAAATTATTAATATAGAATACTATTATGTTTATAATCCGACTTGTGATATGTCATTATTTACAAAATTAGAAACAGCAGAAAAAGAAGCCGAAAGACTTGCAATATTAAATCATGATAAAGATTTTTATATTTTAAAATCAGTTGCAAAAGTTAGAGGAACTGTAAAAGTTGAGTGGTCTAATGATTAAAAAATTAGCTTGGTATATCCTAGCTTTAAAAAAATATAAACAGTATAAAAGAATTATTGAAAAGATTGATTATAAAATTGAAAATGCAGTACTCAACAGATGTTTTAAAGTAGCTCAAAAGTATTATAAAAGACTTGAAAGAGTTAATAAAATTTGGAAAGGGGAGTAAATGACAAAAGTATTAGTTGAAATAGTTTTTGACACAGATAATAAAATAGAAGCTGAAAAAGAACTTGATATTATCTTAAAAAATGCACACGAAAGAGATACAAAAATATATTCATTCAATATTATGATGATAAAAGATTAGGAGGAACAATGGGAAATACAAAATTTCAACCAAGAGTAATGGGATTAACAAATGAGGAAATAGAAACGTTAAGAGAAGCTAGAGCAATTTGGGGACATAAAAAATACGGAGATAGGGATATTTACAGGGACGGAGCATTGGATATGCTTGAGGAAACTTGTGATATAGTAAATATTCTTGAAAGACGTATGAAATGGATTGAAGAAGGTGGAATATCAAATACAACTATAAATTCGGTTAGTAGAGATATAAAACAACTTGTTATGGAAATAAACATGAAAATACAAAAATTTGACAATGTTATACGTTTTAATGGCTACCAAGTGGACGACAGCAACGGTGGCGAAAGAATAGGTTTAGATTACTTAGATTATTGTAAAACAGCAACACAAGCCCACAAGGAGCTAGAATGAGGTTATTTTTATCAATAATTGCATTAATACTTTTAACTTCAGTAAGTAGCTGGTGGAGTTAATGGCTTTTAAGGACAAAAAAGAAAATGACAAGCTTTATGGCTATGATAGTAATAAAGAACTTATAGAAACCTTTATAGTAAAAGAAAATAGGATAAATGAAATTGTAGTTTATACCAAGAATAAAAAAGAAGAAACTATTCAAATATTTAATGCTAATAATAACCAACAATCTAAAAAAGATAAACATGGGAATCATTATTATTTGAGAGTAAATAAGATCCTTGCAGAAAATAAAAAAGTAGAGTTAAAAAATTGTTTAAGTTGTAAAAGTTTTGAGCTATGCAAAAGCAAAAGTTATTTAGTTAAAAATCATGAAACAAGCTTTTGCACAGCTTACGAGCTGAAAGGGGAATAAATGACAAATGATGAAGTTAGATTTTTAGTTAAACATATAATTAATTTTGACGATATGAATACAATTAAAGAGAATTATATTTATAATGGCTATATATTTTTAGAAACCACAAGTAAAAATATAGAGCATATAAAAGATTGCATAAATACACTAAATAGTTTTTATAAAAATAAAAAAATACATGTAAATTTACTCAATGTATTTATAGAAAATTTTATTTATGTTAAAGATTTAAATTATGAAAAAGTTGAATTAATTCCCATGAAAAATAAAAAAGTATTTAGTATCTTAAATAACAAATACGGTGTACATATAAACAATAAAAGCATGAGAGATAATTTAATAAGTGCTGAATTTAATAAAGATAAGCAGATATTCAAACTTAATTATAATGAGTTTACTTTATATCAAGGGGTTAACAGCTATAAGGAGGGCTAATGATTAAATATGTTTTGATAAGTTGTTTTGCAGGAGAACATTATATTCCAGCTATAAAACTTTTAGAATTATACGGTTTAAGGTCTATAAATCAAAGAGATGTATTACTTGTAAATAATGAAGAAAATCTTAAGGGAGTTAAGCTATTAAATTTAATAGTTTTATATCCCAGACCTGCAGGAGATTATAAAGAACATCTACAAAATTTAATAAATAAAAAACATGGGCTTTCAGAAGAACTACTAGAACATTATTTAAAAAAAGGCTGGAATAAAGAATACATAGAGGAGCTTTATTATTTATTTTATAACAATAACATTAAGAAACTTATTTTCATGGAAAGTGTAGAACTAAGTTTTGCAGTAAATAAATTTGGAAAAATTATGTATAATTATTTTGAAATATTTTTATTGAAAATAGATACTTTTTTTAAAAAAATTAAGGGGGAATAATGAGAGAAAAAGCACAGTTAATATATTTATATTTTGGAGCAGAAAAACAAAAGTTAAAAGCTCAAGAGGAATATTTGGAACTAAATATTGCATTAATGGAACTTAGAAAATTTGATATTAAAAGTATAATTGGCAATTTAGAATTTGAAAAAGTTAATGGTAGACAAAAGTTAATATATGATTGTAATGAGGAATTTGGTGATAATGTTTTAATGGCTATGCAAATAAATGATTCAGATTTTGAAGAAGTTTATGAAGTTTTGGAAGATATATATTTAAATACACAAGTAAAACATTTAGGATTAAAAAAATTTAAATTTGATAAAGAAGAAGTAAAAAAAATAGTTCAAGAAAAGATTGAAAGAACTATTAAAAGATTTAATATTGAAGTTTTAAAAGAGTTGACAAATTATGTAAAAAGTTGTATAAATTATTAACCAGTAAATCTGTCACGATTTGGTTAAAAAGGAAGATTGACGCAGGTTCAGAAGTTTAGTCAGAGAGGTCAATCAAACGTAAACTTGGGGTTAGGGTTACGTAACATCTTATAGAGTTCATAAATCTTTGTGTATTGTATAAGGTGCTGTTACCTTAAAGTTAGTGAGGAAAGGATATGACCCATTAAAAGGCAGAGGCCTTTTCAATAGACTATGCTATTGAGCAACCAAATCAGAAGTTTCCTTGTAAAATCTGAAAACATGATTTTTATACTTTTTGGAAAAAAAGTAAAAAGTGCCTTACATAACCCGATTAACACTTTAAAAAAAATCGGCTTAGAGTTTTAAAAGTCAAAGTAGTTTAACTCTAAAATAAACACTAGAAATGAAATTTGAGAACTCCTTAAACTCAAATAATGAGGTCGTCTAACTTCACTAAAAAAAATAGAGAATGTCGTGAGATATGCTCGAAGCCAATTTGTTAAAACATCTTGGTTTTTTTACTTATAAAAATTAAAAATAGGAGTGATAAATTGAAAGAAGCTTTAATTATTGAGGAAAAAGATGATTTAGAGTATATAAAAAAAATGATTGAGAATAGAACTTTTGATTTTTTTATCACAACTCATAAAATATTTAATGAGTTAATTTTTAAAATGGATTTGGCAGGAGAAATCAGCAAAAGAACTATAAATTTTGATGAAGGACTTAATTATATTTATAATAAAAAAGTAGTTTTATTTTAGGGGGAAATAATGGCAAAAAATACAACTAAGATTTATAAAGGCAAAGGTAAAATTTTTGTTGATGGAAAATTATTAGGAGAATTTAAAGACGTAGAATTTAATAGAGATAATGGAGAGCCAAAAGAAAAAAATGGACTTATAAAACGTATTAATGTCGCAGAAACAATTAATAAAAGAACTATTGAAGAAATTAGTAAAAACATTGTTGAATATTACTCAACAAATCCTCCAAAAGATGAACCGAAACAATTTGAAGCACAAGCAAGCTTAAAATTAGGTGTAAAAAATGACACTTTTTGATATGTATAAGCCAGAAATAAAAGCTTTAAATCAATTACAACTAAATTTAGATTTGAAATTAGGATATAGAGTTTATTCTTTAAAATATGGTTGGGGAACAGTAGTTCAAAATAAAGATTTATTTTACCCTTACTATGCAAAAGCCTGTTTTCCTATAAGAGTAAAATTTGATAATGGAAAAGAGAAATTTTATTCTTCTGAATGCAAAAGTATTGATAATTTAAAACTAAAAGAGCTTTATTATGAGAAAAAAAATAATGTGAAAGTAGGTGGAATATGGCAAAAGATGTTAAGAAGTTTAAAACAACTTTAACTGATTTATTAAAAATAGATAAAAAATTAACTTTAATGAGCAATGGTAGAAAACAAGGAAAAAGTAATTTTAATGAAACTTTTGAAAAGTTCGAGGATAAAGTTAATGAACTAATAAAAATGTATGAGGAATTGGAAGAACCAAAAGAACCAAAAGAACAATTTAAAGTTGATGATTTTATAGAAATTATAGATAAAAACCATAAATTATACGGTGGGAGAGGTTTTATATCTCGTATTAGAAAAGATAACTATATTGAGGTGGATATATACGTAATTGTTACAAGTGGACACTTAGAAGGTCAAAGATGTTTCAATAGAACACAAATAAAAGCTGAACAATTAAGAAAGATTGAGGGGAACGAATAGATGATAGTTTTTTATTGTTTACAAAGTAGTTTAGTAGAAATTGCAGAAAATAGAATATCTGAAAAAGTTACTTTTGGAATATTTGAAACAGAAAAAGAAAGGAATGATACTTCTGATTTTCTTAGTTGTGGAAATACAAAAGTAATAACTTTTGATTTAACTCAAGAAAATATGGATTTATTTAATCTAAAAACAAAAGAAGATGTAAAAGAAAAATTAAGAAAAGAATTTGAAAATACAAGACATAAAATTGGTAATTTTTCATTGTGATAAATATTTGATAAAATATTGATACATAAAAACAAATTAATCGTGCTATACTCCTAATATGTATACTTCCTTAATATTGAAAAAGCCTTATAGATTAAAATTCTTTAGGGATTTTTTTATGTGATGAAGAAAATAGGGAATTCAATAACTTATTTTATTTTTACTATGAGTTTAACTTTATTTTTGCTGTGTTAAACTGATAATTAAAATTAAATACAACTATTGAAAATACTACACTAAAAAAGTTTTGTGAGTTTAACAGAATATAAGATATGTCAAACTGAAAGGTTATTTCAAGGAGGTTTTTTAATGAATGGATATACAGTATTTTTCAAAGGAAAAATTAAAGATGAATATATTGAAAAAGTATCTGAAATTGCAGAAAAGATTCATAGGAGCACCTTCTTTTCGTGTGAAGAAGTAGTTAAAGGTATTCATGCAATAATAAATTTTACTAAGCCTTATGATATTGTAGAAAAATTTCAATTTGAAGATTATTTAAAAATTTTTCACAATGCATGTTCTTTAAACGTAGATGTTGAAACTTTTCTTATTTTTATTAGTAAAAGTACTTTAAATAGAGAATTTCCTAAATATAAATTTGGAATTGATTTTGCTACTGGACAAGACATTACAGTTATAAATAAAATTGAAAATATTGAAGAAGTTAAAAAAATAAAAAACAAAAGGAGAAAAAAATGAAATGTATAGTAACTGTTAAAAATTGGTTTTATGTTGTAGAAGAAGGAAAACAAAAGGAATACAAAGCAGTATATGGAGAAACAATTCAAAATGAACAGGGAGTAAGAGTAGGTAAAGAAAAACCAATTTTTATTAATATTACAGAAGTTGTGGCAATTGTACCTATTGAAGCAGAAATTCCAAAAGAATCAGAAATAAGAAATTGGGATATGAAAGAGTATGTAAAAATTACAGGCGAAAGCTCAATATATGTTGCCGAATAAATTGAGGTGGACTTATGAAAGCAGTTGACCCAATAAGGAATATGGAGCAGGTTATAGAATTTGAGGAAAGAATGGAATCCATTGGAGAACGGGAGCACATTCTTTTTTTATTAGGCATTTATACAGGATTAAGAGTATCTGATTTAACAAAATTAAAAGTTAAGGACGTAAGAAACAAAAGTCATATAGAACTTATTGAACAAAAGACCAGCAAATTAAAAAGGATTTCAATTAATCCACATTTAAAAAAAGGTCTTAAAAAATATATTGAAGGAAAAAATGACAATGATTATTTGATAAAAAGTAGACAGGGAAACAATAAGCCCTTAACAAGACAAAGAATACACCAAATACTTAAAGTAATCTCTAGTGAAATGGCAATGGAAAAAGTGGCTTGTCACACATTAAGAAAGACTTTTGGTTACCATTATTATCAAAAGACAAAAGATATCGCATTCCTGCAGGAACTTTATAACCATACAAGTCCAGCAATAACACTAAGGTATATAGGAACTAATCAAGATTTAAAAAAATAAAAAACAAAAGGAGAAAAAAAATGAAATGTATAGTAACTGTTAAAAATTGGTTTTATGTTGTAGAAGAAGGAAAACAAAAGGAATACAAAGCAGTATG